GCAAGACCAACGTGGACCTCAATATTCCTGAAACTCCTGATGGTGGTGGCGATGGTGATGGCGACGGAACCACTGGCGGCGGAACCCAGGGCGGTGGCAGCAATGCCGGAGGCAGCGGTACTACCGGAACTGAAGGCAGTGGAACGCAGGGAGCTGGCGGTAGCGGAACCACTGGTGACCAGGGTACCAGCGGCGGCAATATCGGAGGTGAAGACGGCGGCGGCGACAACGTAAATTTCTAAAAGATAAAAGTCTATGAAGAAGGATACTTGGAAAATGGTGATTCAGATTGCTATCAGCATTCTCACCGCAATAGCTACTGCTATGGTCAATGTTCCTACAATATAACGTATTGATTATCAGTGTTTTATAAGATACGTTAAAAATTACTAACGAATAGTGGTATTTATCTTATGAAATAATGGGGCTTGGGACACTTTCAAAAAATGCCTCTCGGTAAAGCAAAGACAGAGGGCGATAATCGGCTGATATTCAATGAGTTAGACCATCCCCCCACTTATAAATAAAAAATATAAAGCATTGATAGCCAGATACTTAGGCATATCCATGCTTTTTGCATGATTCTAGGGGAAAGAAAGAAGGGATGACAAGCTAGAATCATCTAACCCATCATCCCTTTCAATTTACTTTAGGCTTTGTCATTGCCAAGCTTCTCTTGAACTTTTGTCTGAATGTCTATCAGACTGTTCTTCACAATCAGTGTCAATCCTAACAATGCCATTGCAGTTGCCAAGAACTCACCACTTGCTCCCAAAATGGATGCTCCTACTTGGAGTGTCATAAAGAAGCAAGCAAAGACAAGGACAACTGCTGCAAGGATTAGGAATGCTGCCATTAATATTTGGCTTTTCTCTTTGGCTGGCAAGTCATCCCACTTCTGAACTTTATTGATTATTGTATTTTCCATTTATCGCTATATAGTACTTTTGTATATACCAATAAATAGTTTTTCAATAGCCATTATCCAATGTACTCTTGATACCAAACACCATCTATGTATGTCCATCTCCATGGTAATCTACCACTCAACTCATCATTGGTGACTACATGATAGTCAGTACCATAATCCACTGAGTCTTGCACCTTGGCATAATTTGAAGAGAAATAACACTTATCAAGACATTTATCAAAGATTGTAAGCATATATCCTTGTGGTGGGTTCTTTGGGAATATAACCTTGCAGTTATCACCCTTGCATAGAACGGTATCTATTGGCAAATCTATAAGATATGTTTTAGGTGAGGAGTTTGAATAACCTGTTCCATCAACTACCGCTACATTTCTTTTATTGTTGTTCCAAATGCCTTCACTTGTTATCCTAAACTCTTGTCCACCATAGTTTGCAATCAATCCATCCTTTCCGCAATAGACAGTCTTGTTATTACCAAAGTTAGCACCCCAACCATCATAACCAATGAGCATGTGTGCAGTTGTTGGCAATGTCAATGTGCAATTTGCCTCAACAGCAGCATTTGGCATTGGCATTGGTTTCCCACCTTGATAGACGTTATAGTTTCCTATCCAACTTGAATATAATGTATTGCCGCTGAAAGTTACATATATTCTAGCGTTAGTGGTATCTGAATCAAAGGTATATGAATATTCTCTGTTTGAATAAACTGTGTTCCAATTATGTAGGACAGCTGAGTTATATTGGTTCATTACCTTTGCTGAAAAGGAACTAGATAATGCAAAATTTTTAGAGAATGATGAACCATCCCAAGCGTTTGTTACATCTGCTGTAAGAGAGTTGAACTTACACTTTATGAAATCGCCTTTCTTCCTATCACCCAAGTAAATTATTAAACTGCCTTGGAATCTCAAAATATCATCAGAGTCTGATTTTGCACCATTGACATTGATTGTCTTTACCACTTGTTGGGTGTTAGTGTTTGCTGACTTGAAATCATTATATGTACCAATTGATTTTGGCATGATTTCAGTAATTCCTTCACTACCAACAAGCTTGAAGCCTTGGTCAGTCTGTGTAAGTGTCAAGCTACCTTTAACAGTAGTATTACCACCAAGAGTAATATTGTCATCCCCAATCTTTATATAGGTGTTGTTTACCTGCGCAAGGATGTTGTTACTAGTCTGTGTCAGTAGTGACTTGGAAGCATAGTTGTTATTGATTGTTTGTACCGTGCTAGAAATGGAATCAGCCTTTTGGTCAATCTTACTTATGGCTGTTGCTTGGGATGTAATCTTCCCACTCAGTTCATTGATTGTTTTGGTGTTTGTTGATACAGTGGTTGAGATACCATCTGCCTTTTGGTCAAGGGTTGAGTAATTGTTCTTAACAGTCTTGGTAAGTGCAGTTATTGTATTATTGGTGTTATTCAACCCACTTTGCAAGTTAGAAATGTTAGTCCCTTGTGCTGTTATTGTCTCGCTATTTGATGATACCCTACTTGATATACTATCAGCCTTTTGGTCAAGTGTTGAGTAATTGTTCTTAACAGTTTGTGTCAAGGCTGTTATGGTGTTGTTGGTGTTAGCAATGGCTTTATCAGTTGCAGCCTTATTGCCATCAACCTTCTTGCTTACCGTTGAAATTGATGTTTCAGTATTGCTTACCCTTGTTGAGATTCCGTTGATTGTTTGGGTAATCTCAGACACTTTGTTACTTACGGTTGTGGACAAGTCATCAATCTTGGTATCAAGGTTTTTATCAGCATTGTTTAGATGTGCGCCCTTGAATTGGTTCAAACCCTTGGAAATGATGTTAAGCCTATGGTTTTTAAGAGAATAGTCATTTATCCCTTGGTATTGCACTAAGGATGGTGCTTTTATCTCTGGGTCTAGATACCCATCATTATAGGCTGATATGACAATTGCAGCTTGCCTTTCTTCTTTACTTCTATTTCCCAATTGTACTATATTATCACCCTTCTTTGGTGATGAAACTGAGTACTTATCCTTATCCGTCTTAGACAAGTCAACATAGAAGAAATCCTCATCTCCGATTGTTATGGTTGAATCTGACACACCCACGCATAAACGCCAATAGTAGGTATTGCTTACATCATAGCTTGTTCCAACTGCTGCATTGAAGGTTTGGCATATTATTTGGTCATCCTTCTCAAACTCCTGGTATATTTGTTTCTTACCGTCATTCGCCTTGAAGTAACAGCGGAAACGGTCTGAGAGTTCTTCCACATGGTGTATTTCTGCGCTTGCAGGGGTTATTATCAGCCTTCCACCTACAGCCTTAATCTCATCAATTACCAACTTGAAGAAATGTGCAGCCTTTGTAACCTCTAGATATTCAGTGGTGATTTCCTCTGACATGAGTGACTGAATATAACCGCTTACAGCTTTAAGTGTCTGTGTCTCAAACTGATTGGTTTTAATTAAGCCATTGTTGGTGATTGTCTGTGATGTTACGTCTTCTATATTTGCGGTAATTGAAGTCAGGTTGTCAATTGAGGCTGTTTCTGCTGATAGTCCGCTAGATGTGACTGCAAGACCGTTTTTCCTACTGTCTTCACCGTCTCCAATTCCTACTGTAAAGATTGTTTCACCACTTATACTTTGGTTGTACTTTCCCACTGCTGTTTCATTGCCATTGACAGCTTGGAGGCTATGGTTTTTCTCAATTACTGAGTTATTTCCTTCTCCCTTTTCCCATAAGATTTGCGTTTTAAGGGCATAAGGCTCTAGGTTTACGCTAGGTGCAGGAGTGGTGTTTGTGTATATTCCACCCCCATTACCACCTAATGTACGTGTGCCACCTTGTGCTGATTTGCTTTGGTTAAATTTGATAATCTTCATTACATCAATCCTTTATTTTTTCTCTATTAATGTTAGGTTTGTGGAAGCGTTTTCATAGTCAATATCCATTTGGTCAATTATGAATTGCTTGTTACTCATAAACTTCTCCCTTACTCTAGTGAATGGTGAGAATGGTGATAGCTTGGTTGTCATTGACAATGATATTGAAGGCGTTGAGTATTGGTTAACCAAGCGGTAAATCATATGTTCCTCTTGTCTTAGCTTTCCAAACTGTGGTGCTTCCTTATCACTGTTCTCCCATGATAGTTCACCCTCTTCCAATGCCTTTACATAGGTGTCTTCTAGATACTTGAAAGTCCCATCAGAGTTTTTCCATGCAACAGCAGAAAAAGATGGTTTCTTGTTATCAAATGTGCTTATCTTCCACGTTATATCATCAAGCTCATTGGTGAAGTCCTTATTGATGATGTTTGTATATACTGTATCAGTATCAAGCTCCCCACTGAAGGTTGGGTCTCCAATTATGGCTTGGATGTCAAAATCCTTTAAGAAAACCCTAGACATCTTGTAATATTGTCCCTTGTTGTCACCACTCTTGGTTGAATGGAAGTTAGGGTCAAAAGGGCAATACAAGGTAAACTGTGGCTGTCCTGCAATAACACCATCATTTGGTGCTTTAATGCAATAACCCTCTTTATCAAGTCCAAGTCTCCATGATACAGTGTTGACGAATTTGTTATCCTTGAACATTGTAGCATCAGCCCTGCGGTCTCCTTTACTTGCACCCTCCACAATATAAGGTATCTTGAAAGTAGATTTGCTTGCTGTCCAACTTTTTCCATTCCAATACTGAGAACCCCATTTTAGGCTAGCCAAGAGGTATGCTTGTCCGTCATCAATGGCATATCTTCCTTCACTGATGTCTGCTTGTGACTGTGGGATAGGGTAAGGGTCATCATCAAAGACATGATATTGATAGCTTCCTGTAATCAATAGATAAGCGTTCTTACCACCAAAAAATGCTGTTGAATCAGATGAATTTGTCTGCAAGAATGGATAATTAGCAATGCTAGATGATGATATATGGTTATCTAGTGGATTGAGCAAGCATAGATAGTTAGAGAAAGAGATATTTGATACCTCATTCTTAGCCATCCAATCATCAAAGGTTATTGTGCCTCCTGTCAAAGCCCTAAAGTAGTAATCCCAATATGAAAATGAATTATTCAACTGTTTGACAAAGAACTTTGCTATGACAGCACCCTTGTAGCTCTTACTGTCAGTATAATTCATGGTCTTGTTGTACTTCCCATTGTCATACCTATAACAGATGTAATTTGGATTCTTGTAGTACTTAACACCAACAGCATTGTAAGCTTGGAATTTTTTCTTCTGCGGATTGTATGTCCTATCAAGCATCATTATCATGTTTTCGCTAGACTTGCTTCCTAGACTAGAGCCGATAACTTCTCCATACATACCATTGTTCACATTGTCAGATGATTTCAAGGTAGCATCAGATGATGATGTGATATTCTCCAAGTTTTCATATACGCTAGGGATAATACTGTCAAAGGTGTAATTGTCAGCCTTGATTGATACCTTGTTATATGTGTCAACTAGTGAGACTGTTTGATTGCTCTCCGCTATATCATCACCTGTTATTGTGTAGGTGTTGCCAATGGTTACACTTGATACTGTTTCACTGTTAAGCGCATATTTCCAAAATCTTGTTGCTCCGTTCTTAATAGCATCATAATCTAACAGATAAACTGAATCGCCCCAAGCAATTGCGGTCATATTCAAGAATTGTGCAAGCTCCTCTAGAACATCTTGGCAAGTCCAAGCAACATCCTCATCTGTCTCTCCATCATTCTTATCATCAAAGAAGTTCTGTTCTGAAATGTAACAGCTTTTGATAAAATCATCAGTATTGCTACCTTTGGCTATTGCTAGTGAATCCTGTATGTAGATATATTGGTAACAGTTACATTTCTTAACCAAGTACTTTAACAATCCTATGAAGTTCACAACACTCTTGCTGCCACTGATTGGGCTATACTTGTAATATTGGAGTGTTGAAAGACCATCTATTGCGTTCACTTCTACCTCAGTCTCATATCCTTGATAATCTTGATTGAATGTTGAAGGTTCTACATATCCTGTCCACACAACATTATTGTCTTCTCCAAGTAGTTCAACCTTTGTATCATGTGCCTTTGAAGAATAGATGTCATAGTGCTCATTTTTCTCCATGTACTTGATTGTTGCCGACTGATACTTGGCATTCTTATATAGGGTATCACCATCAGAATCCATTGAAGTGGTAAATGGTGGCGTTCCAAGGGTCAATGTTGTAACCCTTGAAGTATCGCCATTCGTTGTTATTCTGACTGTATATTGCTTATCATTAATATCCTTGAAAGTTCCTTTGTAAAGCATTTTACTTAACCTTACTCATCTTAGTGTTGTAATTTCTTAGCGTCCCAACAAGTGCTTGTCCGCTGATTCTGAAATCAACCTTTCCTTGGGTGTTGCCAATCATTGCAGCTCCACCGTCTAGAAGGTCAAAGAGCCTTGCTTGCTGAGAGTTGTTGAGAATCATTTCTCCTGCATTAACCCTTGCAAGTAGCATATCACCACTAGTTGTTGCACCTCCTATAATACCACCGTTGGAGAATCCTTGAATGGTAGAAATCATGGTTGCCAAAGTTCCAAGTCCTGCTCCGACAAATGCCAACCAACCAAAAGGACCAAGAGCTGCTGCCTGTGCGGATGCGGTTGCAAAACCAAGTACACATTGACCAATTGCAGCCATGATTGCACCTGCCTTTGCAATTGCTCCATTACCTGCGATTGTTTGAAGACTATCTCCAAGCATCACAAGTCCTGCTGCTGCTGCCTCTGTTGTACTTCCACCGTCTTGGATGAACTTAGCCAACTCAGCAAATCTTGTTGCAAAATCAGCTATCTGACCACCATATTGGTTTCTTATGCTATCAGTGAGATTCTTGAACTCTTCCTCAGTCCTTTGGGTTTCCTCCCTTACCTTCTCCATGCTGTCAGCAATGGTCTTTGCAAAATCATCCAATTCATCTTTTTTTGGAAGACCAAGACTAACCCCAAGCACACCATTCTTTGGCATTTTCATCTTGGACAAGTCATTGTTCTTGATTGGAGAATTTTCAGCATTCTTGTAGGAGTTGAACTTGAAGTTTCCTATCTTGTCCTCAATCTTGCTTGCTGTCTCCATGGCTTGGTTGTAAGCCTCTTCACCCACTGCATTTGAAGCTGCCTTCCTTGCAGCAGACAATTCCTTCTCTAGTTCTGCTAGACTTCCCTTTGGGATGATTTCTGTATTGGTGTTATTGGTGTTTCTTCCACCACCGCCACCACCTCTATTGGTGTTACTTCTGCCACCGCCACCACCACCGCTTGGTATTGTTGTGGTTGTTGGTTTTGGTGTCTCATAAGGGTTCTCATTCAATGAAGACCTATATGACTTGATTCTAGCGTCTGTCTGCCTCCTTTGGTGTATCAATGATGCTATCTCATTTTTAAGCTGAGCTCTTGTCTTCTTACCTGTCCATGTTGGATGGTTAAGTCTAGTTTGTAGTTCAGCAGATTTTTGTGATATTGCATTGTCAATTCTTTTTCCCCTAGCTACTTCATAAGCAATACCCCTACCAATGGTTTTCTTCCTTATAGCTTCCTTCTGCTTTTGGGTCTTGCCACCCTTGTTTCCCTTGTCGGTTGCGTATTTAAGGGCATTTTGTGTTGAGTTGCTATAATTGGCATCACCTACAGTAACGTCACCTGCAATCGCTCTAAGGCGTTCTATTGCCTTGGTCATGGCATCTATTGCAGAAGTGGTTGTCTGAATTGCTCCCAAATACGCTGGTTTCAGCAATCCACCAATTGAGGCTTTGAAGTTTTCCCAATTATCAGTCATTTGAGCTGTCTTTCCTGCTATAGAATCAGACATGTTGTTTACCATGTTGTGGAACTTTCCACCCTCACTTGTAGCATCAATGAAGGCTTGTTCAATGTCTTGAACTGAGATAGCTCCCTTGGAAACCTCATCAGTAAGTTCACTAATTGATTTTCCTGTCTTCTCTGAAATGATTTGTAGTGGGTTGAATCCTGCATTCACCATTTGGTTCAAGTCTTCCTTGCAAACCCTACCACTTGCTGACATCTGTGAGAATGCTAGAGTAAGTGATTGAAGCTTATCCTTATCACCCATGGCAATATCACCAAGCATCTTCAACGTTGGCATTATCTTGGAAGAGGACATACCATAGGATAGCATCAACCTTGCAGCTTGCGCAAGCCCTTCTGTGTCATAAGGTGTGACAGTTCCATAGCTCTTAATCTCTGCAATCAATGCGCTTGCCTTTTCCTGACTTCCCAAGAGTGTTCTGAATGAGATTTCAAGCTGTTCAACCTTGCTTTGTGCGTCAATTGCCTCTTTTCCAAAATCAACTAATGCGCTTACAGCAAAAGCCCCCATGAACCCACCAACTGCTGCTTTTGCAGAAGAGAATTTCCCAATCAGTGAGCTTATTCCACCATTAGCTGTTGAAATATTAGATGTGTCAATGTTAACCTTTGCCTTAGTCTTTGTCAAAGCTTCCATTTCATCTTTCACATTTTGCAATGCCTTGATGTCTTGTATGCACTTCTCCTTTATATCTAGAAGCTTACGCCCTGCATCCGTCTTACGTCCTTCTTCCCCAAGCTGTTGGTATCTGTAAATAACATCCATGAGTGTTCTTTTGTTCCTTCCAATCTCACGGTTGACGTTGATGAATTTATCCTTGGTAATTCCTTGCTGTTTGTTGAATTTATTTAGAGATTCATTGCAAGTTTTCAACCCCTCTTGGAAGTTGGAATTATCAAGTCCTATTTTAATTACTGCTTCTGCCATTCTAAATAATATGATTATTAATCAATAATTGCTTATTCCTTTCCATCTCATCAATCATCTTCTGTCTCAACGCCTTGGTCATCTTAACGTCTGCCATCTTTGGCTTAGCCTTATATCCCTCATCCCAAGGGAACTGCATTATGTCAGTTGGCTTCATCCTCTTGGTTGTGTGGGTTTGTGATTGAACGTACATCAATTGCCTAGCTATTTCCCAATCATTCTTAACCGCCAAGTTAAGGTTATCCAAGATAGGTTTAAGTTCCCACCTTTGCATCTCATCCATAAAATATGGTATAGAACAAATCCTATACTCAATACATAGAAGGGTAAAGAGCTTGGTGAACGTTACTTCTTCCTTGCCGTTGTCTTTTTTTTTGCTTCCTTGTTGAAGACCTCATTTTGCTTGCTAGTTTCCGTCATCCATTCTGAAAACTCCTGCAAGATGGTTGGATTCTCATCAAGATAGTCCATAAATTCATCAAATGTCATTGTACCGTCATAGTCCTTTGAAGTGATGACACAACAGTAAAAGTACACTAGAATGTCTGTCACTGTAGATGGTGAAAAAATATGGTCTGTAATTTGCTCATAAGCAACCATTGCTCTAAAAGAGCTCTTCAAGGTCATTTCCTTGTCATTGATTATTACTTTCATTTATATTTTCCTTTATATTAATAAATATAAAATCTATTGAAAAAAGAAAGGGGAAACACCAAATTAATGATGCTTCCCCTTATGGTTTTATGCTTTTTCTTCATTACCCTCAATCACTTCATTGGTGTCTTGGGTTATTGGCTTCTTCTCATCTGAGAATGATTGTGCTCTTCATTTACTTGGTGTAATACCGCCCTTGATAAGTGGACCTACTCCTGTGAATGAAGCGTCAAACGTTGCGACCTCGCCATTGTTAGCTGACAACGAAACTGAGCTGACAATCACCTTGCCATGATACATATCATCTGCGCTTGTCCAATTAGCAGGTGTGCCTTCATAAAGACCCTCAGCATCAGTTGTGCCACTAGTAATGCTGTCATAATTTTTGACGGTCGCAAATACAATTTCTATAGGGGTATTTGAGACCATGACATCTATCAGCTTTGAATAGTCTGCAACAGTGAATAAGTTGCTTGCGCTTGCTGTCCATGAAATCTTTCCAAGCAAGCTAGATGCCCAACGTCCACTGTCCTTTGAACTTATGTCAACTGCATCAGCACTTACCTCAACTGAAAGTGAAGTAGCCATTGCAAGACATGTTGGAGTTGCAGCCGTCTTGTCTTTCACCCATAACTGGACTTTTTCGCCCATAATTATCTTTCCCATTAATGTGAAAATATATTACCTAATTAGTTATCTTTTTATATTATCGCCAAAAACTGCAAGTTTTGCACGTAATTGTCGTTTGAATAGTTCTCATAGCAATTTTGAAGTTCAATCCTCTTGAAATAGCTAGAGGTTCTTCCTTCCAAAAGTTGCCTAATCCTCTCGGCAATGTTGACTGTTGTTATGTAGTCATTTGCCACAATGTTGACTGTGAATGAAACCTTGTCATCTGCCACTCCCACCTTATAGTAGGATGGTACAACTGATGATTTTGTGAAGGTTATGAAAGGTAGCTTAACATCCTCCTCAGCAACCAATGGATAGATGTTCTTTCCAACCATCTTAGCCAATGCCTCATCTTTTGAAAGGATTTGGAATATGTGTTTGTTTACTGAAAGTCCTGTCTCCATTAGTTATCATTAATTATCTTTGTCACTCCATCTTTAACCTTATCAACTATAACGTTCTCAGCTTGTGGGATGGATTGCTTAGCGTTTTGGAAGAAGTTTGTTGCTTTGAGGCTTCCTCTATATCCCTTTCTAGTTCCCTTCTTATAAAGGGCTTCCATCTTCTTTGCACGGTTCTTCCTGCTTCCACTACTTACACCATCCTTTGTGTACCTTGGTATTGTACCGCTGTCAAGCCATAAGTTCTTGTAGTAGGTTTGACCGTGGGATTGGGTACCTGCATAAGCATTTCCCCTTATATAGACCTTACCTTCATTTGAGGTTGGTGCAACTGATTTTTGAATGCCTTCTATCATTTCATGCGAGTAATGTATGCCGCTCCCTTTGAGGTTGGTTTTTGCCCTTTCTTGGATAACGTCAAGGGCATCGTCTAGAGCCTCACCGCATATATTCTGCATCTCAACGCTAGCTTTATCAAAAGCCCTTTTGACGTTGGTGAAATCAAACTCAACCATTAATTACTCATCAATTTCCTCAGTAGTTATCACCTTCTTCATCTGTGTGCGGTCAAGCTCAATGGATAATATTCTGTATTTCTTTCCCATCCAATGTATCACGTCTGTCTCTCTCACATCCACATATTGATGAACCTCAAATACTTTGCGATACGGATAAGAAATTTCAGTGTTAGCCAATGTTCTTGAACCTCCGTTACTAACAGCTCTTGCCCTTGTGCAGTACCAAATCTTGTACTCTTGTACTATTTCACCAAACTCATTTTGAGTGGTGATTGGGCGATATATGTCAATGCTTTCTCTTAAAAGTCCACACCTCATTAATACCTCCCTTCATTAATACTCACCTTGGTCAACATCATCAACGTTCACAACATGTGTGTAACCGCTGTCAGCCTCATTGTCCACATCAATCCAAGTTCCACCACTGATTTTATGCTTCCTAATGTCCTTAATCTCATCAGTGTTCTTGTCTGCTTGGTCATGCAGCTTGTTAATCTCATGGTAGAAGTAAATCCTATCCAATCCCTCATTACCATAGTTCTGATAGAGGCTTAACAAGTACAAGTAAGACTGTGGTAACTCAGAAACACCTGTGAAAGCAACTGATTCCCTATTGTTATAGTAATTGCCAACCAACAGTAGCATTGCTTGCATAAGGGTTGGTGGAAACTTGCCACGGTTCTTCAACATGATAAGTTGGAAGCTGTCATCTATGTGGCGTTCTGTTACTTGCTCAACAACATCACCAAGAAGTGTCAGATAATCATCATCATCATGGAAGTCTTCATCTATGTTTAGATGCTTTTTTATCAAGTCTAAGTTAAGATATTCCATTCTTGGTTATTCTTATTAAAAAAGGGCTTGCTGCTAGATTGAAACAGCAACAAACCCTGTGTTATATAATTGATGTATATGAAAGTAATTATGCCAACTTACCTGCAACCAATGTTTCTGGTCTTGCAACACCAAAGTCAACGTACATGTTAACTACAAGCCTTACAGCACCCTTAGCTGCCTGTGTGTAAGGGTCAACTATCAAATCAAGACCGCTCCAAGTACCGATTACAAGTGAACTCATGTCACCAAACAAGTAATTAGAAGCAGGAACGTTTGAAGTATTGTATGCCTTTGTACCATCAACCTCACCGTTCTCATATACAAGTTCCGTTGACTTTGCACCCTTAGCCATAGCCCTCAAAGCTGCCTTAGCCTTGTTTGAAAGGATATAACATGGCTCATTCAAGATGTTTGCATCCTCTACCTTTGCCTCATTTGCGACAAGTGTAGCAAAGTTGCTAGTTACTGCTGAATCAGGCTTAACTACTGCAAACACACCCTTTGGCTGAACTGTAGAACCACTGAAATCTGACAAGAAAGCCTCTTCCAACTTGCTGTTGATGGCGTTAACAAGGTCAGTCCTTATGGCGTTCTCAACGTCAACGCTGTCCTGTGCCAAAAGTTCCTTTGATATGTCAACGTATGCTGTCAAGCGGTGTGGTGTAAGCTTCAAGTAATTGAAAGCACCTGCGCCATCCTTAGCCTCACCATTCTCATCCTCAAAGGTTACATTAGACTTTGACATGATAGGAATCTTAACGTCACTAGTCAAGTTACTGTAGATGGTAGCACCTGCCTGTGCAAGTACGTTCTTTGCACGCAATGGGGTTAAGATGTCAAATACGTCAGTTGCAACAACGCTCTCACCGTCTGCTGTAACAGAATGGATTGCCCTTACCTCATTTGTAGGGATAACCAACTGACCTTGTGCAGAAAGTCCTGCCTTCCTCATTTCGCTCTTACCCTGCTCAACCACTGCATTTGTAAGCTCATCAAGTGGCTGATTCTTTGAAATAGACCTAACGGTCTTCAAAAGTGAAAAATTCTTATTCATTCTTCTAACGTTAGAATTATCTTCTTTATCATCGTCTGTTGGGGTTTCATCCTCCTTTGGAGTTTCAACGTCCTCATCAGACTTATCATCTATATCATCTTCTTTAGGGTCATCCTCTGTAGGTGTTTCAATATCCTCATCAGCAGGAATCTCATCATCCTCCTTTGGAGTATCAACGTCTTCATCAGACTTCTCTTCCTTACACTCAGTAGGGGTTTCATCCTCCTTTGGGGTCTCGTCTTGAAGCTCTTGAAGCTCTTCCTCTGTAATGTCCCTATTTTCTGCCTTAGCACGTTTAACCAAGTCATATATCTTATTAAGATTCTTCGTCATTAAACTTAATAATGTTCTACTATTATAAATATATCATTGGTAAGGTTTTTTAAAAATATTACCCATATTTTTTTATCTTTTTTTTTAAAGATTCAGAATCTCATCACATAAGTCCTGTATCTCTGATTGCTTTTCCTTCTCACTCTCCAAGTACTTCTCATAGCTTCTGCAAGATGGGGCTTCTGTTGAGAGGTATGCAGGTTCAAAACATGGTGAACAATCAAACAGCATATCAATCTTATTGATTACCCTATGCTTTACACCTTGTTCGTCTGTTGACCACTCATCAGCACCTTCCTCATCCGAGATGGTAAAGGCAAAGGAAGAACCACGGACAATGCCTGCTTGGACATAAGAAAGAACCATGTCTCCAATCTGATTATCTAGCAAATCAAGGTCATATCTCAATCCCTTATCATCAAGGGTTAGGGTTAGGTTTCCTTCTCCGAATCTTGAACGCCCTAGGACATCATCTTGGTTGTGATTCCATAGACAGTATATGTCACTTTTCTTTAAGGTTTCCTCCGTGATTGCAGAAGGTGATATGGTCTCATAGAATCCTAGGTATTGGGAAGGCTCATTGAACCTCACACAATACCCACTCAGATGCCTTCCACCATCAGAACGCAATTCAGAGGAAAGTTTCCTGTACTCAATTTCTCTCTTCATTAATAACGTTATTATATATAATAATTATTCAGAAGGATTCTCATCTTTTCCAATGGTGTTTTGAGCAATGTCAGTGAATGGGATGATAAGCTCATCACCGCCTTCAACTTCATTCATTCCCAAATCTTTCCTAGCTTCATTCCTAGAGAGGATTCCACTTGAAATCATGGTTGAGTAGTAGTTTGCTTGTGCCTGTTTATTAGCCCTTAATACTGAATTGGTATCAAGAATTATCTTCAAATTAGTTTCAGCATTATTGAGTAATTTCCTATCCAATTCATTCTCAATCATGGTTATCCATGGCTGCAATGTATGAACCAAGAAATCATTCTGAACATCCTCCAAATTTGAGTAAGAAGAGTGGTTTGCAAGACCTAGAAGAACAGGGTTAACATTGAAGAACCTACATATATCCTCAACGTTGAACTGTCTTGATTCAATCTGCTGAGCATCCTTTGATGATATACTGATTGGCTGATATTCCATACCAAATGGCAATATACAAACACCATTGCTTCCATTACTATAGGTGCTTGCCCAACTTGATAGTATTTCATGCCTTTGCTTAGCACTCATCACATTCTGCGACTTAATCACGCCACTCAAATTTCCTCCATTCTTGAAGAAACTCTCTGATTGATTATCAGTTGCAGAAGCAATTGAGATTGTTCTCTTTGCAAAGTTCAAAAGGCTAATACCATGCACACCGTCATAGGTGTTTTTCTTGAAATGCAGCATATCAGAAGGCTTCACCCTCATTTTCCCTAGCATTGGAACTTGATAATATAATTCATTCCTTTCCTTTGTATATACTATCGTCACATCACTGCTTTCCAAGAATCTCAACCCCTTTGGAAGACCTTCATTTGTACGTTCAATGTAAACAAAAGCATTACCCCTCAAAATTACGCTCTGAACTATCAATTTGAGAATATCAAACCTAGTTAAGATGTTATTCTTGTCATCAAACAAATCTCCAACTGGGTGGCTCTTAACAACGCTTGTTTTTCCCCTTGCTGACTTTTTCTTAATCACTATTGGAAGACTAGCCACACCATCGCTTATCAGTTGCGTACAAGCGAAAAGTGCAGGAATATTCATACCGCCATACTGTGCGTTTGAGAGACTTCCAAACAACAGACTTCCATCACCGTAAAAACCACTTGATGATGAAGAATCCTCTTCACTTCTCTTTTCCATAATTCCGAAAAGCCCACGTAGTATTGGGCTTCTTTTCTTATCCTTATCCATTAAAAAATCCTAATATATGATATAAATATTAGAAGGTTATCGCATCTATTAAGCTACCGTCATAGTGATTTTCCTCTTGATAGCCTCCATATGCCATTATAATTGAGATTACACCATCTATCTTGTTTTCATAAGATTCCTTGATAATCTTGATGTTGTCATTATAATCAGGTTTTGGAACTGCATTTTCAAAACAGAACATAGTGATTGGGTTCTTATCTATTATGATGTTTTTACCTTCCATTATCAGCCTTTCAATTGCCTTGGTTGGTCTATTCATTGAACCTATTGATTGGCTGTATGGCTGCATGTTATATCCTGCTTCTGTCAGACGGATTGAAAAGTCAGTTGAGTTCCAACTATCAAAACTTATCCTCTGTATGCCATCGCTTAACTCATGCAATTTCTGAATCTGATTGAAAACATAATCATAATCAGTTACATTACCTGGGGTAAGTGTAAGAAAACCTTGTCTATGCCATGTCTTGTACTTGTCTTTGTTCGTTGAAGTCTTTAATGTATCAGTTGGAAGGAAATACCAGTTTTTAAAGTAAAACTTCCCATCATTCTCATACATGGCGGTTAAACATGTCAAGTCAGATGTGCTTGCAAGGTCAAAGGATAGATATAAGGTCTTGTCCTTGAATGAATCATCAGATATATTCTCCATATTCTGAACTATATAAGATGAAGGAATCCAAACATTGGATGTGCTTGCCCAAACGTTGAAAACCTTTGTGATTATCGCTGTTGCTTGGGATGGATTATTCTTCATCTTTGCAATTTGCTGAGAATAGAAATCCTTTGAAACGCTTACCCCTAGGTTAGGTGAGCACTTCTTCCATACATTTTCATCCTCATAATCATCATCGTCATCCAATGTGTAAACCAAGGTGAAAACACTGTCATCATGCTTCAATCCCCTCATAACGTCAATTCCGCTCTGTTCCAACTCCTTATAGAAACCACTCTGATTTGCACTTCGTGTTGTGCAGCAACACATTAAAGGTTGCCTCCTGCTTCCCATGGAACTCTCCAATACATCATATACATCAGAATTTGGGGCTTGTGAAATCTCATCAACAACCGCAAAATTGCAGTTCAAACCATCCAATCTTGAAGCATCAGCGGAAACCACTCTCATAACTGAATCGGTCTTATCAAATAGTATTCTATCCCTATATCTCTTGAAATACTTGTCAATATTATGTCCCAAAGACTTCAAATAGGATGATGCCATCTTGAAAAGGATGGAAGCTTGTGATGCTGAGTTTGCAGCAACAATCACCTGTGAGTTAGCTTCTTCTAGAAGGGCTTTTATCGCCATTATTGAGACTGCCGAGCTCTTACCGCATTTTCTACTTACTGATAAAATGAAGGTTCTTGTTACCCTAGTGTCATCTTTCTTCCACTTGAATCCGTAGATGCCACATAACATGAATTTCTGCCACTCTTGCAAGGTGAAGGAATGGCGGTTGTACTGTCCTGTAAAGTGTTTGAACTTTCCAAAGAATCTGATTGTCTTCTCAACTTCCTCAATGTCAAAGTACATATCATCCCTTTGAAGAAAGGCAATGAATCTTTTGCAAGCAAGAATTATATTCTGACACGCCAATATCTTACCCTCAACAACATCCCAAGCATAACTAGTTATCCTTTCCTTGATTTCTTTTTCTAATTCGCTCATCATATTCCTCCTTCCACATCCACTTATATCCGATTGCTGACGGTATTATACCATCACATACATCAGAAATCTTGGAATTTGCGCCCTTCTTTCCGTTCATAAGAGCTGCCTTCCAAGCATTCGGAAATGCAGCCACAAACTCACCATCCAATGTCAGCTGAACAACCTCACCAAAACGCCTTTTTATTTTTTTCCTTAGCCCTTTTGGTCTTTCAAATGTTATGTTGGCTAACCTGCAGTCCTCTTGATTCCCATTCTTCCAATAGTATTTCTTGCCCTTGTTTTCCTTGTCAAAGGCATCAACAACCAACCTAGCTACATTGGTAAAGGTCTTGAACTTGTCAAAGCTGACCACGTTATATATAATAGGTAAAGGTGAGTGGTTTTCAATATCCCTCACCTTTCCTAGATTTGACACCTCATATTGTGGGTGCTCTTCAATTACTTTCCATACCTCACTCATTATATATTAGTTTGTTAGAGCTGACAAAAATTCATCTGTTGTGTCTTTCTCTTCCATCTTTAGCTTGGATTCAGCCATTGGAGATATTGCCAATGATTGTACTAGCTTCTGAACTTGTATGCTAGCATCATTCATAATCTTGATGCTTGGATTTGGACATAGCCCCCTTGAAGTCTGGGTAACCATTCCGTTTGACCTAATCGCCTCCTTAGACATTTGGAAAATATCATATTGGAATGCAAGACTATCAAGCAATCCCACCCATACAGGTTTTATCTCACCGTATTTCCCCAATAGGTAATCTTCCACGTTCTTAATGTATAGCTGTGTAGCAGGTAGATAGTTACTAGTGTCAACCATTCTTGTATTAGAAATATTCTCAATCTTCGCCATTCTCTTGTTCCTCTTCCTTTTCTGTGTGCTTAGTGGCTTCCCACCTATAGCCTTTATAGATATTCGTCAATTTCTTTCCGCTTAAATACTTGCAATGTGCTGCTGCAAGTATTGAAGTCTTATGAAATCCGTTCTTCTCCAATTGGTCAAACCCATTGTAAATTGCTATGCAAGCATTATTCAATAGCTTCTGTTTGACTATCCACCAACGCTTTATCTTGGTCTTTGGTGTTCTCTTTGGCGTTCCCCATTGGAGATTGATTGCACGGTTATCTGTCCTCTTCATGTTCAAGTGAACAACCGTTTTATATTCAGATTCCTCTAGGAATGCAAGAGCAACTAACCTATGGACATACAGTAGCTTTCTTTTCCCTCCATCATCAGGTGTTAGCATAATCTGCAAATAGCCATTATTCTTATTGGGATGGGGCTTCAAGATTTTTTCTTTGATGGTCTTGCTGCAAGTTCTTTTCTCACCACTAGTTATAATCTTCCTTTCCCTAACCTTTACTCTTCCCATATTACTAACTTCATATAGGCTGTAACCATCAATTATTTTCCAAATCTCTCCTCTCATCTTCCTCTTCCTTTTTCTTGTTATGTTTTTCCCACTTGGCAAACAGCATTGCACCTATAAGGTGTGAAGTGGCAATTGCGCCAATTACTCCAACCGCCATAAGTATTATTGAAATTACTTCCATTGTATCATCCTTTTATATATAAATATATGGTAATCTTAAAAAATACAAAGAATTTGAGAAAAAAATAAGGATAAAGTGATATTTTTTATCACCTTATCCTTAAATCATATATTAGTAATTACCTGCATCTAAGGCATCAACACTTTCTATAGCTGTAAGCCTATTCAGAACGTCAGCCTTCAAAGCATCATAATCAGCCTTCAAAGCATCATAATCAGCCTTCAAAGCATCATAATCGCTCTTCAAAACATAGTTGGAAAGTTCACTAGCATCAGCCTTTGTTGCTTCAACTCCCTTAGCCCTTGCAATCTCATCAGTAATAGACTTGGTGATTGCACTGTCAGCGGATTTCCTCTCACTAACCTCAGTGGTCAATGCAGAAACATCAGCCTTACTTGAAAGGTTAATATTGGCAAACTTGTCAGTATATTCTTTCCTTATCACGTTAAACGCTGCTGCAATTGCTTGCTCATCAGCCTCCAACTCTGACTTCAAAACAAAATTTGAAGTATCAACGCTAGATGTATAGCTTCCAAGAATCTCCCAAGCTGAATTTATGTAAACATATTCCGTATAGATGTTTGTTTCACCGCTTGTTTGGGATGGAACTAGATAAATCTTATTCTCCTTTATGTCAGATGTTGGTAGGTCATTTGCAATTATTAAGATGTTGGTATCAAGGTTTCCAAGCTGTTCAAGTGGAATCCTACCATTGACCAAATCAGCCTTATTTGATAGAGTATCATCAATTGCCTGTTTATCAGTGTTGTAGGTTGATTTATCAAGGTAATTTGAAAGGTCAATATTAGCCACTTTATTAGCCACAACAGAAACACCGTTAACAGTAACATCTTGAATCTTACCGCCATTAGCCTTTAAGTCTGCAATCTCAGAATTTAATGAAGTTATTGCAGAAACCCTTGCAGAAGTCTCATTTGCAATAACGCCTTCAACTCTTGTAATCTCGGATTTCCTGTCACTTACTTCCTTGGTGATTGAGCTTGTCAACTTGGTATCAGCATCCTCCCTTGCTTTTCTTTCAGTGGTCAATGCAGAAACATCAGCCTTACTTGAAAGGTCTATGTTTGCAACCTTCTCAGCCACAACAGAAACACCGTTAACAGTAACATCAGTAACCTTGCAAGCTGTATCACCAACAGCTTTAATCTTGGCTTCTAATGCCTTGTCTGCCTCAGTCCTTGCGGAAATCTCAGCATTCAGCGCATCACTAGATGAAGTGTCTGTTTTTAACTTTGTGATTTGGTCTTGGAGTGATTTCTCAATGCCCTTTGCTCTTGTCACCTCACCATCAATGGCATTCTTGTTTGCTGTCTCAGCAGAAGTTGCTCTTGCAATCTCATCAGTAATAGACTTGGTTAATGACTTCTTATCAGCAACTCGGTTTTCCGTTTCAGCAGAAATCTTCGCATCCAATGCATTATCAGCCTCAGTCCTGTTGGTAGTTTCTTCATTAATAGAGTTTATTATCGTGCCCTCAGCTGTCTTAGCTCTAACCACTTCATCAGTGATAGACTTGGTTAATGCAGAAGTATCAGACTTCCTGTTTGCTATCTCCGCATTAAGATTCTTGGTGATAAGGTTATCAGCATCTTCCCTCGCTTTGGTCTCAGCTGATAAGGCGGTTTTCAACTCCTCAGTGTTTCCACTAAGTTCCTCCCTTATAGCAGTGTCTGCATCATTGCGGTCTTGAATCTCTGTGCCAATTCTACCGTCAAGGCGTGCAACTTCATCAGTTCTGTCTTGGATTTCTGTGTCAATCCTTCCATCAAGGCGTTCTACTTCACTTGTCCTGTTGACTATCTCAGCTTTGAGGCTGTCAGTCAAGCCACTTTCAGCTGCCTTAGCTCTAATGGTTTCGGCATCAATTCTAACGCCTAGTGCTTCCTCACTTTTCTTTGCTCTATCAATCTCACCGTTGAGGTTGGTTATGATGGCGGTTTCTGCCTCAGTTGCACGTTGGGTTTCTGCTTCAATCTTGGAATTTATATCATCATTTAATGAATCTAGTCCACTGAATTTCAATCCGTTCTCGCCAACAGTCAAATATGCCTCAGAATCATCCGCAATCTTTAGATATACCGTACCATCCGCATGAACTTGGAAACCGTCCTTGAACTCAGATTCAGCCAAGAATTTGGAACAATCAATATCAACAACGTCTGTTCCACCACTAACATTGATGTAGCTAAACCTCAACTTTTGGTCAACCAATTCAACCTTCTGCAAGCTAGAATCCTTGTATATGTTAATTGTTTCGCCTAATTGAACATTAAGACCATTTGTCAACTTGAAGGCTTCTTTTACATTTGCAGGTAAAAGTGAATCTGCAACCTTAACAATCTTCACCTTATTGTCAGTGATTGACTTGGTGATTGCGGAAACATCTTCATCATGCTTATTGGTAAGTGTTGTTATAACATCTTTCCTATCTTGAATCTCCTTATCCAAGTTCTTGCTGATAAGGTTATCAGCATCTTCCCTCGCTTTGGTCTCAGCTGATAGGGTGGTTTTCAACTCCTCAGTGTTTCCACTAAGTTCCTCCCTTATAGCAGTGTCTGCATCATTGCGGTCTTGAATCTCTGTGTCAATCCTACCGTCAACCCTTGCAATCTCATCAGTCCTGTCTTGGGTTTCCTTGTTTAGAATATCCGTCAAGACCTTCTCAGCAGAAGTTGCCCTTAAAGTTTCCGTCTCAATCTTAGTGTCAAGGCGTTCTACTTCATCAGTCCTGTCTTGGATTTCCTGATTTAGATTGTCAGTGAGAGTAGTTTCCGCATCAGTTGCACGTTGGTTTTCGTCAGTTATGCGGTTGCCTAGTGCTTCCTCACTTTTCTTTGCCCTATATACCTCATTTGCTAGATTTGTTGTGAGAGTATTATCAGCATCTTGTCTTGCTTTTGTTTCATTGTCAAGATTCTCTTGAAGCTCATCATCAGCGTTCTTCCTTGCGGTTGCCTCAGCTTCCAAATCAGCATTGATTTCATCTTCAAAGATGACTTTCTTCATGTCACCATTTGAATCCTTGGTTGATATGAAAGGTCTCTCAGCATTGGCGTTGATGAAAAGCTCTCCAATTGATGCTCCTTCTGCCTCTGGCATCTTATTCTTAACAACAGAATTGAAAAACTTAATTCTTGGGATTTTTGTAGCCATTATTATACAATAATTTTTTATATATATTAAAAAAGGTGATTGAAATCTATGCCGAAATCAATCACCAATAAATATCATATTATTCTGTTATTATTGTAACATTATTTAGTATTCCATCAGTCTCCAATTGAGCCTTGATTTTGTCAATGGTTGCTTGGCTACAGTTCCTCATGTAAATTGTATTTAGGCTAGAGCATTCAGAAAACATATTAGTCATATTGGTAGCTTTTGTCATGTCCCAACCGCTAATATTTAAGACTTGCAGTGAACGGCAGCCTTTAAACATACTAGTCATTCTTGTAACATTTGAAGTGACCCAAGTGCTAAGGTCCAAGTTTTTTAAATTAATACACTTAAGGAACGCTTGGTGCATATTAGTAATATTTGAGGTGTCTAAGCCATCCACGGTTAAAGATATGAGTCCGTTACACCAGTAGAATATATCACTAATACTAGTTAAATCACTTATATCACAGCCAATTAATGTTGCATTTCCGTAGCTATATGGTAAAAGACCAGAAGTAATTTTATTAACCAACTTTGCTGAAATGATGGTGTCTGTAATGTCATAAATTCCAACAAATTGATTAAGGATTTTGCCACTTGGAATGTTATGCACATACCACTTATTCCCCTCTGTAATTGGAATAGTTTCGCTTCCATTGTTATAATTTACCGTCACGGTTTGATTGGTGTTACCGTTCAAATCCCTAACCTTGAACATGATAATACCTGACGGCATGAAGTGACATTCATTCTCCTTCCTGCAATATGAGACCGATGGAGTAGGAATCTTGCTCATTTCTGCCTCATAGTCTGTGTGAGCACTAAAGTTTCTTATATACTTCATTATTAAAATATTGCAATATTATATTATAATAAATACAAACTAAAAAAGCCTAGCCAATGAAAACACTGACTAGGCAAAGATTAATTAAAACAATGAGTTAAATAGCTCAAAAATATATAATAATTTATAAGAGATTCTTCTAAGACGGATGGCTACTTTCACAAGCCACCATCCGCAAAAATAACATTAAAATAAATTAAGTCTCAACAATGTCTAAAACTACATACATATATAATTCATTTTATGAATTTGATAGATAGATTATTGTAATCAAATTTAATATTCACCGCATGTTATGGTATCATCATCATCAGTTATAACACCATCAATCATGCAATCATTATAGTCATTTACTTTCATTATATCTTCCCTTTATATATAAATACATGATTGTTTTCAAAATTACTTGAAAATTGAGTATTTTTTTTCAATTTTTTTTCTTGATGTTGCCATGTGCCTTTTGGTGGCAATCCCTACATAAGGAAATGAAGTTATTTGGATTCCTTAATAATGCGTATCTTTCAACTATTGATAGATTATCATTGAAAGGTGATTGCTTATGGTGAACGTCCCTAGCTTGAACTGTCTTTCCTTGCTTTAAGCATTCCTCACAAAGTGGATGCTCCATAAAATACAGCTTCCTAACCTTCTGATAAAGCCTATCTGAATAAAGTTTCTTCCTTAAATTGGATTTGTCAGACGTTCTTTCCTTCTTCTTTAGACGATTAATTGTTGGCATCACATACATCCCTTTATTATATGCCCTAGAACCGCAGGAAATGCCCCTCTAAGGCTTTATCTATTCTTTCCAATATAAGTTATCATCTTGAAAAAAAAGAGGGGCTTAGAATACAAAAGAAGCCCCTCCCATGAATGCAAATGAACTAGATATTAGAAACGTTCTCCTATAACTAGGATATTTTAATTATAAATATTTATTAGTTTTTTACTTATCTAAGTAACGTGGTTGGAATGTAGTCTTTATGAGACTTTATCCATTCCATTGTAAAGCAATGACCTTCCTCATGGTCATAAATCTCAATATCCCTCACACCTTGGCTTGTTAACTCTTCTATGTTATTGAATCTCTTTCCCTTCAAGCTTGGAAACTCAGTTAACGCCATACCAACAGCTTCAAATCTCATTGAATTATCCTTTATTATTTAACCTCTACCAACTATTGCAAAGATATACAAAATAATTGGAAAAGCGAAATTTATTATTAACTTTTTTTAAATTTTCTTGGTATATCCGTAACTACTCAGCACCCCTATAGAAAACTTCTCGTTAATAAAGCATAAACTTGAT